TAATACCTGCGACCGCTATACCATTTTTTATAAAACAAGCATCCAAAGGCCCTTCAGTAATGAACAAATATTTTTTATTAAGATCTACATTATTAATACCGAATAAAGTTTTTTCGCTATTTTGTTTTGAAAGATATTTTGGAAATGTGTTATTAGGCGTTTCAATTAACGTTCGAGTTTGATAGTGTACGATCTTATTGCTTAAGTCATAAAATGGTATTACTAATCTATTCTTATGGATCTTATCTGTTAGACTAATCCAAAATGATTCTGGACGATTACAGGCTTTTTCTAAGCGCCGATCTGAAATGGTTTTCAATGCAGCCTGTATATATTTGTTAGTTTTGTAAAATGATACTTGACTTACATCAGATAAATTAATACTATCTTCTGGTAGGGTATCGGTATTTAAAACTACTTGTGAGTCTTCGGCAATTTCCTGCTCGTATTCAATACTAGGGTCAACAAATTGATTATTCTCCCTCATTATCTCAACATAAGATAAATTTGCCACGGTTTGAATCCATTTAACTGGTCTCATACTTAAACCACAATTATGACAAAAGATTAAATTCTTTTTAACAATATAATATAATCTTCTTTTCTTTCCCCATGACTTGCCCTCTCTACAAACTGGACACCCACCGTAATAAGACTTCGTTGCTTTGTTATATTTTGGATAACCAGCGTATTGGTAAAATTTAGATACGATATAGTTCTCGTTTAACAGCACAACTTATTATAAGATAGGAACTTAAAAGATCAATTAGTAGAAGGCTTTACATCTTCAATACTAACAACACCTTTACGAATAAAGGTACCGCTAGCCGGATCATACCAGTGAGCCTCTTTTACAATCTTATCTCCTACAATACGTTCAACTATCTTAGGCTCTACTGGTTGTCCGCTAATAGGGCTAGCAATCTTGCAAGGTCTGACAAAGTCCATATATTATATTTATAGGTTTATTATTATTTTCAACTAGATAAAGGTGCAATAAATGTAGTTGTAGAAGTTTTGCTTTTGTTGTACTGCGCTATACAAACAGAATAAACATCTGTGGGGAGTTTGGCCACATATGTAATTATGTCATTCTTTAGACCAGTTAAAAATGATTTCTTTGGAACCGCTCTAACTAACATCTTAGGTAAACTGAGAAACTCATAATACAATCCATTGTCCTTTGCATAAACAAGGAATTCCCCTACATATAGACCTGTATTTACCGCGTAACACCCTCTATGGTGTGGCTTTTTACTTTGAAAGAACATTTCTAGCAAACAACGCAATATCTCGTTCTAAAGATTGCATCGCGGGGGGTAATTCTAAGTTATAAAGTCTTAATTTTTCTGTACTTAATACACAGTTACTTCTATTAGCGACTGTATTTAAACTACCTATATCAATAAAATTCCACCCCGGGTTTTCTATTCCATTCTTCTTAAGAAGGTCAACTATTTCTTTGGCTTCAACACCACCCGGGTTTACTACATTTATTGGACCCGCTGGAATAGTCTTAAACAAATACAAGAATTTTGCAATAAATTGATTTAAATCTAAGGTGCTTGTTAAGCTATTTTTCAAGCTAATTAAATTATTATATTTGTAAATTTTATTGAGATAATTCTTTGATGCTAATGTACCGTCAAATGGCATTCTGATTCTTAAAATATAACCATAACAATTTTGAAAAATAGTTTCAGATGCATGCTTACATTTGCTGTAAAAACTGCTCACGTCACTATACAATCCAAAATTAGGCTCATCTTCTTCAGTAAATTCTTTCTCGTGACCTGTATAAATGCACCCGCTACTAATTTGAATAGTGGGTATCATAAACATATTTGTAGATAGAACGATATTTCTTGGCACTATAACATTCCAAAACCAGCAGTCCTGTTTATGTTTTTCACAACCGTCAACATTAGGAAACCCCGTATACCCGGAACAGTTGATTACCGCTTCAAAATTGTTATTTTCTTTTAAGTACTTTTGTAAAGTAGCAGGAGAGGTGTAATCAAGCTGCGCCCTATTAAGAGATGTAACAGTAAAATTATTAGATATTAAATGCTGCTCTAATGCGGCCCCTATGTAACCTTTACCAAGCAGAAGAATAGGTTTCACTTATCTTCTTGCTGATTTATCGCATGAAACAGAAACCTGTTAATAGCGGCGGATAATGCATCAGCATCCATCTGATTTTTTGCATGTATAAAACTAACCGGTGCCCCATTCATGTCGTAACCTATAACTACAAACGCACTAAGGTACTCAGAAATCACGTTAGCTAAATTTTGAATATTTTTAGACTTTTCCGACTTGCTGAGCGCATGGTGCATCATGTAATCATTCATTACAGACCTAATAAGATCCTCCATCTGGCCTTTTTGAATCTTTTTGGAATTATCCGGCTTCATACTATCCCCGTCGCTATTATGTTTGCTTGGGTGCTTCACATGTATATTTAGGGCGCTCAGCATAATATGGTGTGTTTTTGGCATTGTTGTTAATACCTCTTTCAATAAGATATCTAATAATCACTTCAATACTATCGGTTTTAATACAATAATTTTTGTTAATTCGAATACCACCGTCATTTAATTCAAACATTATATCGTTTAAAAAATCCTTATTCTGAAAGCAAGTAATAAACAAGCTCGCGCCGCCTGGATCGACCAATACCGTCCATCTTCTTGGGTCGTGTGCACCATATCCATTGAATGTTTTTAAAACAATAAAACCGTTATCCCTAAGTCTCTTAACGAAATAACCTGGTGTTGTAATTTTGTTTTTCATTATTTTACTAGTGACGAAGCTATGTAACGTGTTTTAACAACTCCGTCTAAAAGTTGAAACATTATAACTCCTAATTTTGGATTAATTTTACACTCTAACTGCTTTACTCTCACACTACTAATTATTCGGATTAACTCAAAATTCAAGCATAAAGATTCTAGCGGACTGCCAGTGTAATCCCCTAAAGGTAAGGAAATATTGTCAACATTATGTCTTGCTTTATCTGTTAAATCGCCATATATTTTACCATCCTGTGAGTAGATATATAACTTGTTACTTTCAGTTGCAAATGTAGAGCCTCTCAACAGATCAACTAACGACTTGTATTGTATGTTAAATGTTATAGGAAACGATAAGCTTGCAAGCTTAGAAACGTCGACTTTTGGGGGTATAATAATACCGTCTTCGAGTAGATGGTATTTAAACCTAATTTCTGGCCCTGAATAGCTAATATTATTTTTATCAATTGTTAGAGTAAAATTATTATCTTGTACGCATTCTAAAGCCTTAATAACCTTTTTAATATCCGAAATGTTTAATCTTAAGGTTGTTTCGGTATCAAGCTCGGTATTATATGCAGAGTGCAATATAACGGAAGCGTCGGTTGTACTAACAACACTAGAAAACCCTTCACCGGTAACCGTTATTACGCAACTATCATTTATCTTACTAAGAGGGAGTAAGAAGCCATTTAAAAAAAGCTTACGGTCTGGGATATGAACATTCACAGAAATATTATAACAAGAATATACTAGAAAGCAAGATTATGATTTGGATAGTTTATCAATAATTCTATCCAATTTATCTAAAATACGATCTAGTTTATTATTAACAATATCAGGAGTAATTTTTTGATTAAAATCAAAGACTAATTGATTAGGGTCTTCAACTACTTCAGGTTGTTGTTTTTGCGGAGGCGGCGTAAAGGTAACAGTTACTTGACTATTGGCCGGGGCAGATACTGTTGCTGGTGATTGAGCCGGCTGTACTGCTGATTCAACCGTGGTTCTAAAAACATTTTCTAAATTAGTTCTATTACCAGAAACAAATTTAGATGAACCTATAACGCTTTTATCAATATTTTTTAACTCTGCTAACGTAGTACCCAAAAGATTAATAATAGCCTCTTTTGCTTGAGGGCTATTCGGATCTAATGGTACAAGTGCATCAGACATTATTAATTTTCGTCAAGCCCAGCAAGAAGCTTCTGAACGGTCTCATCTTCTAAGACTTCTTGTTCTGCTACTACCGGGGTGGCAGCTTCTACTCTCTTCGAAGGTGCTGGTGTAGACTCACTCTTGCAATAGTAATGCTCTTCTAGCATAGTCTTTAATTCATCATAACTCTTAACAGGAAATACCGTTTCAAGTTCAAATGTATTTTTATAAATCTCGTCAGCTTTTTTCTTATCAACCCCTTCGATAGCCTTGGGCAAAGAGAACTTACTACTAACGTAAGTAGGAAAATCTCCTTGCTGCTCTACCTTAATCTTCAAACTAGAGCCCTTATCAGTAAGGTCAAAAATTCTAGCGCCAAGATCTTCAGCTCCTTCACCTTCAATAGCGTCGCTAATAATCTTATGAAGCTGCTTACCATATCGAACAATCATTGTCTTACCAGTATTTGCCTCGTTCACCGGGTCGTTAATAACATAAGCATTAACTAACCACTTTTCTGTTCTAAGAATTGCTCGGGCCTTGGCCTTATCTTCCTCTGTACCGGTCTTTAAGATGCGATAACGAGCCTCTGCAATAGGGTCTCTTTCACCGAAAGTGGTAGGGCTAATTGCAGAAACATATTGACCGGTTGCAAAGCTTGTCCACCCAAAAGTATAGTAGTGAAAAAATGTCTTAGCCGGTTCTTTTACATTAGGTAAAAGTCTGACGGTATAGGTATTCCCTACTTCAAGTTTAAGAATATCTTTATTTCTAGAAGAAGTATTGTTATTTTTTGCCAGTGCAGTCTTAATGCTCTCAAACATCGTATTGGTAATTGTACTCATATTAATTATGATAATATGTCCTAACTAGAAATCAAGATTTATTTCCTAAAATCTTTTTCAACCCTTGCATTGCTAAGTATTTGGCAGTTTTACTAGAAAAATATTTTGTACGAAAAACAGGTATATTGTCGTAAATATCACCTAGTGTAAATCTTAGTAAGTCTGGATCGTTTTGCTGTAAGCACTTATCAAAGTTTTCAAATGCAAACAAATTATAAAGACTAATTTTTCTATCTTTTAAATGAGTTATAAAAGCATGTTGTACCCCATCTTTGAACAGGGGGTATTCCTGTACCGTTATTGCCTTGTCTTTGCAAAATTGTTTTATAAAAGCTAATCCCTTTGCAATACTGTTAAGGTGAAATTTGTCATCAGGCGGAAGAAGTAGTTTTTGCTTCATAGCTAAAGTGTATACTTTTATTGCATTTTGTGATGAATAAAACTTTAAATCAAACCCGCTCTCACCTGGGTATATAGTATAAGGTGCAATAAAAAATTCGGCTAAATCAACACTATGATTTCTTGAAAAGAAATTTTTTAGTTTTAAAACATACGGGTATGCCTCTGACGTTTCAAAATTGTCCCATTGTTTTCTAAACCTAAACGGTAAACCGCTCTTGGTTCTAGAAATTTTTAGAAACGTGTTATAAATTATTTTTTCGGAAATCATTTAAAATAATCAGCTAAATGCTTTAATTCATTTTCCCTATTCCACGAATTAGCCCCCACAATATTTGTTCTTCTAAAAAACTGCTTGTCACATATGGGTCTTTGTGAATTAGTTTTGGTAAATTTATGCTTTAAATAGAATTCAGCAGACCATATATCTGGATATGAAAAATACTGATCATCGTGTATAGTTTCTAATGCATAGTCAATGTCTGCGCAGTATGAAGCATCGTCCCAAGGCCACCAACCCTTTTCTTCAAACCAGCTAGTATTTATATCCAATACATTAAACCCGTTTGCATTGACTAGTGTGGTAGGGTTGCCAGAGCCGTCAAAATGCTCTATACAAAAATACGGTAAGCTTGTTGTTTTAGCAAAGTCCACAAGTTCATTATAAAGGCTTAAATCTTTTAAACAAGAAAAAGCATCATCTTGAATAAAAAAAAGTTTTCTTACACCTTTTTCCTTAAGCTTGGTTAAAGCTAGTTTTAAAGCGGCAGGATAATCCCCAGAGATAGTACCAAAAGTAAAATTAAAACCGTCAAGCAGTTTGCTGTTTTTAACATTATCAATGTACTCATTGGGTGAATTATGAAAAAGATATAAGTTTAAGTCTAGTAAATTTCTAAAATGTTTGTCGGATAAATCTTTAGATTTGTACTCAACTAATTCAAGCCTTTTATCCCCGTATGTAAAAGTTAAACTGCCAATCATTTTTTATGCTTATTCAAATATTTCATAATATATTTGCTTTTGCAAAGAGAAGGGTCAAATTCTAAAAATATTCTTACCGCAGATACATCATCCTCTACATCCATCATGCTCTTAAAAAAATTTTTTATTGATGTATTTTGAAGAAAAAGAAGTAATATGTTAGCTAAATTATATTTTTTATTGTAGCATATACAAACATAACTACAAAAACATCTAAAAAGGTGATCTGTTTCCTCGTGGTTAATGTTACTAAAATTCATTGATAATAACATTTATACATCAATTTAACAAAATCCCTTATGAATTGTCGCTTAACACTGTCAGAGTCTTAGAAAACTGCATCGCTTCCGCACTTTCATTTACTGTTTCGTCTTCCGAAATAATTAAAGTATTGTAATCAATCTTTAAAGCAATACTACCAAAATTAGGTCCAAATCTATTTTTTGACATACCTACATTTATTATTCCAAGCTCCTTATCCTCATCTTTTTGCCATATTGATATAATAGCATCAGATGTTGTGGCTAAACCAATACTCTCAGAAATTGTTTCTAGACCGGGATTGTCTACATTATAGCCAGATCTATTTAACTGAGTGGCAGTAACTATAGGACACATAACATCATAGCTAATCGCTCTAACCTGCTGAGCGGAGTATAAAATTCGTTCATAACTATTATTACCAACAGGACTATGCAACAGATTTAAATAGTCGAGCACTATTAAATCAATTTTAATACCTTTTTGCATTAGTTTCTTAACATAGCTTTTCAATTGATGAGGTGTTAGGGTAGATGGAGGGAACTCTTTGATAAAAATTTTTGATTTTTTATCATTATGAATTTCCTTTATTACTTTCTTAAGAGAATCAGAATCCTCCTTTAAATGACTAAGAGGAATATTAGTAATTGAAGAAGAAAGTCTTCTTGCATACATTATTTCACTCATTTCAAGAGAAACTAACAATACAGTCTTACCTTGAAGAGCTACGTTAGTAGCTACGTTACCTAGAAAAATACTTTTACCAACATTAGTTTCACCTGCAAAAACATACATTGAGCGTCCATTCTCTAAAAACCCACCCCCAAGCTTATTATCTAACCATTTCCAACCAGTCTTAATGCAGGGATCTTCTCTATGTAGCTCTTCTATAAACCTATCTACTTCTGTAAAAATCTCTAAACCTAAATTTTGAGTTAAATTAACACCAACAGCTTTTTCCATTTTAGTTAAAAGATCAGATGTATTAAGTTGTTTATTATCTAGCTTCTCTGCTGCGTCTAATAAGGTATTGTATACGGCCTTTTCTTTTAAGAAAATTTCTGTATTTTCCACTAGCTCTTGTTTATTAAAATTTTTATCTATGTCAGAAAAAGAAAGAACAACCCTCTTAAAGCTTTCCTTTAAATCGTCCGAGGTTAGGTAGGCTTTTAACTCTGTATTAGTCGGTACAGTGCCATGTTGCTTAAAGAAACTTAATATAATTCTGACTACAGTACTAATATCCTTATCTTTAAAAAATTTTACATCCAAAAAATCAATAATAGAAGATAGATAAACCGGGTCCACTAAGCAGTTATATGCTACGATTTTCTCGTAATAGTCTAAATCTAAGGACCGCTTTTTAATTTCTGTATTCATTTCCATTTTTCAATAAATTTCTTATTACTCTCGGTCCAATGTGAGTCATCTATATTTCTTAATCCCGGGCTTTGATGATACAATAAAACAGGCCACACACCTAATTTAAGCTTGTACGTGTTACATGTCAAGCAAAAATCTATATCGTAATGATGCCACATAAATCTTTCATCAAAGCGGGCCCCGGTCCCTCTTACCTTTTTTATATCTAAAGCTAAAAATACACCATCTAACAAAGTGACTCTAGCCGGTGAAGGTCCAAATTGTGTTATGTACATCAAATCACTATCATCTGCAAAATGACCTGCAAATCCTCTATAGTAATCTTTAGTCATCATCCAATGCCATAAATTCTTATCTTTAATAGTAGGGTTAAGGCCACCTGCAACACCAAGCACATCATACTTTCTCAAGCCTTCATGAAGGGTGCTAAGATTTGCATATTCTAGCGTTATATCATGATGACATAGAACAACAATATCATATTTGCTATTTTCTTTGTTGTTTATAATGCTGTTATAGTACTCCGGTAATCCGACCTTTTTATTGTTATAGACTATGTGTAAGTCTATATCCTTTAACTTCTTACAACTTTGCTCCAATAAGCAGTTTTCTTCTAATGGACTTACGGCGAAAATACCTATTTTACTCACTAATAAATGATAATTTATCGATATAAATAATCAAGTATTATGGACTTAGATAGTAAGTTAATTTTTGAGGCATACTCTCAAGCTAAATCAAAAATCTTGACAGAAGCTCCTATAGAGATGTCTGGTGACATTACAACAGAGCCTATAACTCAAAAAACTATGCCTGGGCAAGGAAAAGCATATGGAGCTGGTGCAATTGCAAAGATTGCCGTAGCTACAAAAAAGACGGAGGAACAAATTGGAGAAGATATGGCAAACTTTATTAAAGGTCATCCTGAACTTACAAAAAAATTAATAGACAATAAAGAGCAACTATATTACCCTGGTGACCCACAAACTTTTATTAATGAGCTTGTACAGGGGAGAAAAGATTATCCATCATTTACTCAAAAATTCGGAGTTGTTCGCTCTCAAGCAGGCTTTACTATAAACTATGTTTTAAACTATCTTTTAGGTGCAAAAAAGACAAAGGGTGGCCTGGTTATGGATGCAGCAAGAAAAAAAGAAGTAAAAGCCGCTAAAGCAGCAGCTGCTCCAAAAACAGAAACAGTTTTTGAAATTGATAAAGCTGTCAAATTAGAAAACAAAGCATTAAGACCAATTGTAATGAGCCTACCTGATGATGATGTACCAGAAAAAGAAATTTTAGGCGTTCTAAAGACCGCTATCAACGAATATAATGATCGTCCTGGTATTGAACCTCTAAAAATTAAATCTTTTGATTTGTTTGATATTTTAAAGACAGCTGGTGTAATTAAAGAAAAACAAGTTGAGAAAAAAGCTAAAGAAGGTGAAGGTTCGGGAGAAGTAGAGACAATAGACGAATACCCAGAAGGGGACGATGTTCATATGGCGGCTAAAGAGCTGTTTAATATTAGAAGTACCCCTGGGGACCCCAACTACGGAGATTTTAGTTAAGTAAAAAACGGACTGTTAAAATCAAAATTTGCCACTGAAGTTAATCCTTCTGTTGTGAGTTCATAGATCACACCCTCTTCTAAAGGTTCGCTGTTTTTAAATCTAACACTACTAAACTCATTTTCGAGCATATTTGCAAAAACTGTACTACCACATCTTGCTAAATTAACTTTCCTTTCATTGGTGTTTGCTATCCATAATCCGAAAGTACCTTCTAGTTGTGATAATGTTGAAACGATAACTTGAAGGGGATCAAACTCTCCTTCACCCGAGGCCTCTATAGTGTGTAGCATATATGGTATAATGCTCGAGTCTACTGGGTTCGGCCATTTAGGATTATATTCTTTTTTAATACTATCAAAGTTGGAAAGAACACCATTATGTGCCACTACCCAGTTTTCATATACAAATGGATGTGATGTTTCACGGGAGAATTTACGCTTGCTAGATGTAGGAGCTTGAGTGTGTCCGAGATAAAAATACGGCTGTATCTTTTGTTTTTTAATACTCTCATCCAACTCTTTGCTAGCGTCTTTCAAAGAAATGGATCCATTCCACCTATGAACAACTAAATCACTTGTTGTTGTAAAAATAACTAATGAAGTGGAAAAGCTACCCCTTTTTCTATTCAAATCATATAAATCGAGAAACGATTCTTTTTTTACAGCTCCAAATATACCGCACATTTAATTATTATAGGTATCGTAGCTTATTATTCTACAGTTATATTTTTCCCAAACAGGCTTTAAGTCTTGTCTATAGGGTAAGGGGTCAATATAACCTGCATTAGCAAAACCTTTAATTCTTAATGCACTACTCGGTGAATTTGCATCACATAAATTTTCACCAGAATAACAAGTATATGTTTTGCTAAATTTTACTTTTAGTCTTACGCCCTCCTTTACTATTTCAGCCTTATCCATTTCTATCAACGGTGCCTCTATTTTTATTCTTGTTTCTCGGTTCAACGCCAACACACCATTAATAGTAGGCAAAAATTCAGGACTTGCATCCCAATACCCGGCCAAACTATCTACTTTAGTTGCACCGTGATATACAATACAAGCGCCTACAGCTTCTGCATAGGATGCAGCAATACTTAAAAATATCATATTACGATTAGGTACGTATGATTTTGGCTGAGCTTCTCCCGCTATCTGTCTTATATCAGGGGTCTCTATGTCATTGTTTGTAAGACTACTTGTGGGTGCAAGTTTCTTAATAAAAGACGTATCAATAGTCTGCCACTCTTTTATCTTAAGCTTTTCAACATGGTATTCAGCTAATTTTAATTCTCTTTTATGTCTTTGACCATAATCATATGAAAGTCCAAAAACGTTTTCTGATCCAAATTGCTCAACAGCTTTGTACAGTATTACTGTACTGTCCATTCCTCCAGATATAGGAACTACAACCTTATTCTTTTTCACCTACATCCTCACCAGATACATTTCCATACTTGTATGCAGTTTCAAGCTTTTTATCTAATAGAGGGATAAGCTCTTCATAGAACTTTGGCTCTTTAGTAAAGTTCTTAGCATATCCTAGCTTGGTACCGTCTGGTTTGGTGTAAGTAGAACCGGTTTGAATAATCAAACCATGGTTAACAGCCATCTCGAGCAACCCACTATATTTGTCGAGACCAGTTAAATAATTTAAATTAATACTCGCTTCTAAGAAAGGCGGTACAAATCTATTTTTGACCGTTAGTGCACGAAGAGTGACACCGTTATAATTTTTAGCTTCAGGTAAAATAGCCTCATCTTCACTTTCTTGTTTTTCGTTCTTTTTAGCCAGCTGAACAATCACACTAGCCATGTATAGCGGGCCGCTTCCACCACTTTGATTTTGTACTAATGAAGGATATAGAGAGGCAGGATCACTATAAGTGTGATTAGTCATCAAAATAGGAACACCAGCTCTACCTGCCTTGTATGTAAGAAGACGTAACATGCTCTTAAGCCCCTTTGCTCTAGTGCCCATATCAGCAGCACTCTTGTCCTTCTCTACATCTGTTACTTCTTTACTACCGGCAAGATTACCTAGACTATCTAAACTGATAATAAATTTACCCTGTAAATTGTTCTCAACAATACTATCTAAAAATGTACTAATTTGATTACGAGCATTTTCAATAGTATAGACAGGAACATATTTTGTTTTATCTGGATCCAAGCCTACCCCGGCTGTAGTTGTCTTATCGATAGCAAACTCAGTATCAAATATAACAGGTACAACACCTCTTTTCTGGGCTAAGCCTAAAATTTTATTAACAAGAAGAGTTTTACCGGTCTGTGAAGGGCCTGCAAAAATTGTTATGCGACCCTTAGGTATACCGCCCCCTCTTAATTTCCCAGAAACAATGGCATTTAATGCATAGCAACCTGTATCATACCAAGTGTCTACATTACAAAGCGCATTTTCTGAAAGAAACGTAGCTTCAGGGTTTAAAGCATCTAGAGCCTTAAATGCTTTTGACAACAGCTCGTCTTGCTTCATTATTATTCGTCGAACAGCTTAATAACTGGTGCATCCTTGCCTTTGCCCTCGTTTACAGGCTTGACAGCTGCAAAAATTCTAGTATACTGCTCGGCAATCTTAGGTTCGAGCTTTACTGAAGAAGTAACAATACTACCCCTATTAAAGGTAAATTGAGCGCCGTCATTACGGGACTTTTCTTCAATAAATTCCTTAAAGAACATAGGAATCAATTGAACTTGCAATTGACCGGTTTGGCTAGGGCTAACATGCAACACAGCAGGGTTCTTAACAGTAAGACCGCTGTCATTGTCGCTGACTAGCTCACCTAAAATTGTTTGACCTACATGATTGACAAATACTGTAATATTACTCATATAGTTAATATAATATAATTTTTTGAAAAATCAAGCACCTAAAAGTTGAAATAAATCACACTGTGTGGCTTCGCCCGGTTTACGGGGTGTCCAGTTGACAGACTCATAAAACCTTTCAACAGCACTAAAGATGATTTTATCAAACATTAATTCACTATCTGGTTGAAATATTTTACTAAATTCTTCTGGATAGTAATATTTGTATGCAATTGCGTTTATACCATATCTATTAGGTTGCTTGACATAGAAGTATCTAATCTTATCACCGCTGGCAATCTGTTCGTACTTCTTTTCAATACCAAATGTTCTAAGTAACAAATTATGATAATAAGCCGCCTTAACATGTAATGGCATGGACTTAACAGTTTTGAATCCATCACATCTGCCTGAATATTTTTCATATCCCTTCAAACCCATAACAAATGATATATCGCTTATTGGTAGCGTTTTGAACAAATCGTAAGTTTCAGCTATAATTTCATTTGTTTTTTGTTGGTTCTGAGTAAGTAGCATTGTTTCAACAATTTTCTTGGCTAAGGGTTTAATTGGATCTGGCATCGTGGTCCTAGCAATTTCAACACCGGTATATTTAAATTTTTTACACGCTATACCCTCTTCGTCAAGCACATGAATTACATATCTCTTCTTCTGTAAGAACATTCCTACGTCACAGATAGCCTCTCTCTTAAACGTAATTCTACTGTCTATACTATTAAGATTCTTTTCACACCATGTTTTAATTTCAATATTAAGATGATGTTCAATTTCATCTACGAGTTTATAAAAATCTTGAGTTACTTTGAAATTATTGTCAATGGCCGTAATACCTAGTTTTTTTACCAATGGTTCAAGTGAAATATAGCTTGAATCAGTATCATTATAAATAATAGGAGTATTTTGTGAAATTTCTTCTTTTGTGAGATTGCCTTTTCTTTGTATAAAATCTTCTAGAATTTTATTACCCTGCTTAATAACAGCTTGACCTGTTAAAGTAATACTCCTTGCCAAGTCATCATCGCCAAGAGGAAAGACTTTATTGCCGAGCGCGCCATATACAGTATTAATAAAAATCTTAAATGTATGTTGCTTAATGTTTAATCTCGATAATTCATCTTTTAAGGCTCTGTATGTTGGGTCTTTTTTATCGAGTGTGCTAAGTTGTTTTTTAATTTTTTTGTGTTCTTTTCTAACTAGAACTCTCAATTTATAGTATTGATCAACCATCTCTGGAATAATACCTTTGTGCTTCTGACTAAAAAGTACTTTAGCCTTACTAATAGCTAGTTTTTCTGTTGTGACGAGCTTTGCAAATTTTGTCTTTGGTATTGTTACTGTTTTTCCGTTTACTTCTCTAATAGTAATATCTGTTTCTGTTTGCTGCTCTATAACCCCCATCTTAGTTTCTGGAGAAAGGTTTAATGTTATCATTACTGAGGGATATAGACTGTTTGCATCAAAACTAACTATGTATTTCTGAAACCCTCTTTTTGGGTCCCCTACATATGCTCCCTCATTTTGCTTTCCGTCATCTTCACCTCTTACAAACGTAGGAATTTTACGATTTCTATATCTTGCACGAATAGCACAGGCTCCAATAATAACGCTCATACTACCCATAGCCGCTTCCATTGTCGTGAGCCCGGTATAACTTAACATTCTAAGTAGCTGAAAGTATTGTAATTTTTCTTCTAACTTAACAAGCAGACGAACGTCCTGAACGTTATATTCAACAAACTTATCCCAATCCACATCTGCTAACTCACTTAAGTTTGAATTACCATAGTCTATTTTTGATTCTCCTAGCTCTGTGCGCGCTATGTTATCTAGTTTGTAATTTTCTCTTAATACTAAGCAGAACCGTTTATAGATGTCTAGGTAATCAAGACAAGATATTCCATCTATAAACCAACGGGTCTGCTCTCTACCAAATTGACCTCTTAATGTTTTGCTATATACTCTTCCCATTGGGCTGAGTCGCCCTACAGTTTCATCATCAAATAACACTCTTATACGATTAACTAGATAGGGTAAATCAAATAGAACTGAGTTCCAGCCCATTATTACATCTGGATAATCACTTTCAATAAACCCAATAAATTTGCTAAGCATTTCTTTTTCCGTTTTACAAAAAATAAATTTATGATCTGGTGTAATTTTTGCGTACGGTTTTGTGCCCCAAGTAACATATTTGTTGGAGAGACTGTCATGTATGGTAATTACATTGATACAGTGGTTGGCCTGTTCTACGATAGGAAAATCATCAACAGAATAAGTTTCAATATCTAAGAAGAATGTCTTTAGCTGATTTTTAGAGAAATCCGCAGTCTCGTTGTGCTCCCAGAAATTATCAATTAAGAATTGTTGTGCAGGTGAAAGGTTTTCAAATACCCTAGTAATGCCTGATTCTTTGAGATATTTTGATTTTTCAAATTGATTTTTAAATACTTTTTTCTTTAAGTTGGTATTAAAAATGCTAATAGCATCTTTAGCATTGTTAGACTCTAGATATATGTAGGGTTTATAAGTGGAATCTATAGCAATTCTATTACCGTTTGTATCCCAAGTAAATAGTCGTATTAACTCCTGTCTGGGGTCGTATGCTATGTTTCTATACCCAATCACCTTAGTATTATAATTGCAATTATGTACTTAGCAATAAATTATTATATGGAGAAAATAATTCAATTCTTTGACCACAATTTACCTTGTCCGAGTGAAATTCCTGATTGTGAAAAGAGAAGAGTTGAATATACAGAAAAATTAGATGCATTAAAGAGAAGTGGTGGGTGTACAAAGTGTGCAGAAAATAGAATTAAAAACGAGTTTATTCTTCAATTACAACACTTAATAAATACTAACCAACTCCGTTGATTTTATTTAAAATTTTTCGTTCAGGGCTTCCGTACGGGTGATTAAACAGTTCGTAATAAGTTTCAATATTATCCTCTAACCATCTTTGATCTGCATTTTTACGAGCCGCAGAACAAACATTCATGTATCTACCCTTCTTACTCAACACATCCCTAACCACCTTTATCATCTCGTCGCCTGTCTTAAATTTAAATTCGGCGTCTTTGTATGTGCAGAGATCTTGGCAAGCAATGGGAAGACCCAAGCAATTTGCCTCAATCCATTTTAAATCGGATTTGCTTTTATTAAACGTATTATCCTGTAGAGGCGCAACAAGCATATTCACTTTAAGATTTTTTAGCTTTTCACCATAATTATACAGATTAACCCAAGGGTGAAACTCCACTAGGCCCCTCTCGACTAGAGGTCTTAGCGGTAGCGGAAACGCGCCTAAGAACACCCACTGAAATTCATTGTAAGTATCATATATTGCCTTAATAACGTGAGCAAAATCGTCATTTTGCTCTACTCTATTCTCAACATCAAAATGTGCGCCTGATCCTGCATATAAAATTCTTGGCTTGTTTTTATAGGTATCATAGTTCGAG